ATCTCAAAGACCTCAACACCGTGGTCGATGTGATCGAAGAACAGAAGAAACAGCATGGCAAGCGTTAGCGCAAGAGTTGAAGTGAACGGCCTGGCCGACACGCTTCGCACGCTTCGCCGCGTTGATCCTGAACTGCGCAAGACGACGATTCGGCGCATGAAACTGGCCGCTAAGCCAATGCAAGCCGAAGCCAAAAAACTGTTCCCCGACGCCTCACCGTTATCTGGCTGGGGAAACTGGCGCGGCGGCTACGACGGCCGCACCGTCAAGCGGAACGTCAAAGTCTCATTCAAGGGATCTAAAGCCCGCAACAGCGACACCATTCCTCTGCTCACTTTGCGCCAGACCAGCGCCGCCGGCGTCATCTTCGACATCGCTGGCCGCAAGAGCTCAGGCAACAGCCCGTCAGGCCGCGCCATGATCGCCCGCCTCGACCGCTTTGCGCCGGCCTCGAGGGTGATGTGGCCGACCGCTGAACGCCACATGCCCGAAGTCGTGCAAGGCGTAAGATCAGCGATTGACGACATGTCCGAGATCATCAACCAGGAGCTGCGCTAATGGCAATCAACGTACCAATCGTTAGCGAGTTCAATAACCGTGGCCTCAAGAAGGCCATGTCCGAGTTCAAGCGACTCGAAACGACCGGCCAGAAGACCGCGTTTGCGCTCAAGAAAGCGTTTGTGCCTGCCACCGCCGCGCTCGGTGGCCTTGCCGTGGCCGGCGCGAAAATGGTGGCCGCTGGCGAGAAAGCCGCGACCACTAACGCCCGCATCGAGCAGATCGCAACCTCGATGGGGCTGTTCGGCGCTGAAACCGAGAAAGTCACTGGCCGGCTCGTTGACCTGGCTAACGAGCAAGCGCGCCTTACTGGCATCGATCAGAATCTCATCAAAGAGTCCCAGGCGCTACTGCTCACGTTCAAGGACATTGCGTCGAGCGCTGACGAGGTCGGAGGCGCATTCGACCGCGCCACCCAGCTCACCCTCGACATGGCTAGCGCCGGTTTCGGATCTGTCACCGACAACGCCAAGCAGCTCGGCAAAGCACTCAACGACCCAATCGCCGGCCTGACCGCGCTTCGCCGTTCGGGCATCCAGTTCACCAAAGCCCAGCAAGATCAGATCCGCACACTTGTCGAGTCCGGCAACGTCCTCGAAGCGCAGACCATGATCCTTGAGGAGATCGAGAACCAAGTCGGCGGCACCGCCGAAGCGACCGCGAACTCGACCGACAAGATGAAAGTTGCGTTCAGCCAGGCGTCCGAGTCGATCGGTATGGCGCTCCTGCCCGCCGTCGAAGCGCTCCTGCCGATTGTCATCAAGTTCGCCGACTGGGCCAGCCAGAACACCGAAATCATTATCGGTTTGGCCGCGGCGATCGGTGGCCTGTCCGCCGCCATTGTCGTCGCCAACTTTGCGATGAAGGCGTGGGCCGCGGCTCAAGCCATCGCCACAGCCGCTCAATGGGCGTTCAACGCCGCCCTGACGGCTAACCCCATCGGAATCGTCGTCGTCGCTGTAGCGGCCCTTGTAGCCGGTCTGGTGCTCTTGTACCGACGCTTTGAGACTGTCCGAAACATTGTGAAGGCGCTTTTGGCGCCGCTGAAGGCCGCGGCTGACGGCCTGGGCTGGCTTGCCAAGAAGCTCGGCATCGTCGGCGACGAGATCCAAGACAACTTCACGCCGAGCGTCGACGAGGCCCGCAAACAAGCCGGCGACATGTACGCCAGCGTTCGTGAAGCATCCAGCGGCCTTGAGGAGCTTGAGGACACGGCCGACGGCGCAGCTGGCGCTCAAGAAGATCTCGCCCGCTCGGTCAACCAGGTCTACGACGAAGTTCGCAAACTAAACCCCGAGCTCGTCGAAATGTTGAGACTTCTCGATCTGCAAGACGACATCGAACAACTCAAGCAAGAGTTCGATAACTACAACGAAGTCATCGCCGAATCCTCCGGAAATGTCCGTGAACTGCAACAAGCCGAACGAGATCTCACCCGTGCCATCATCGAAACGCTCAGCGCTCACGGTCTGCTCACCTTGGCCTTCGATAAACAGCTCAAGATCAAGATCGACACCGGCGACCTCGACGCCGCTTACGCTTCAGCGCTCCGGGTCTTGAACGCTTTCCAGCAGGTTCAGCAGGTCAGCGCCGGCCAGCGGCCTTCAACGTATGTTCCGCCGCGCGACGAGCTCGGCTTCCTGTCGGCCCCGCCGGTCGCCACGACGACAATCACGCCTGTCGCCAGCATCACTCGGTCACCGTCTGGAGCGGTCCAGAACGTCACCGTGAACGTGAACACGCCGACACCGACCGAGGAAATCGGCAAAGTCGTCGTCGACAGCATCCGCAAATACAACCGCACTTCAGGATCAGCCGCCATCGGAGTGTTGCGGTTGTGAGCACCGCCGTCGTCCAGTCCGGCGATTACACGCTCGAAATCGACACGGGCGCACCCGTGAGAGGGTTCCGGCTTGATGACGCTGTACGCGGCGTTTTAGACGGCACCACGTTTGTTCTGGACGGAGTCACCGACTTCGCAGACGTCACCGACGGAACCAGAAGCATCCGGATTCGACGGGGCCGACGCGACATCGCCGACCAGTTCGGCGCCGGCACCATGACCTTCCTACTCGATGACACTACGGCCGGCGGCGTGTTCAACCCGTTCGCAACTGATTCACCGTATTACGACCCTGACAACGACAAGCCAGGACTCGCCCCGATGCGCCTGGTCCGCCTGTACCGCGAATCCGAGCTCCTGTTCGTCGGCCGTATTACTGATTTCGATTACGGCTTCGGCCTTGACGGCGACGACACCGTCAGCGTCCAATGCGCCGACGATTTCTATCTGCTCGCTCAAACCGTCACCGACGACGTCCACATTGACCAAGAACTGACCGGCGCCAGAATCGAAACCATCCTTGATTTGACCGAGGTGAACTACCCGACCGGCGCGGCCCGCTCAATCGCCACCGGCACTGTCGAACTCGGAGGGCACACCGGCGGCGGCGGCGGAGGCCACGACTACGACCTCGAGCTCGGACAAAACGTCCTGGACTATCTGCGGCTTGTCAACGACGCCGAACGAGGCCGGCTCTACATTGACCGTGAAGGCGTGCTCGTGTTTGAGGACCGGATCGGAAACACGCTGTCGTCTCCTGTCGCCGACTTTCATGACGACGGCACGAACTACCCGTACCGAAACGTCGACATTTCGTTTGGGGCCGACAAAGTTGTCAACCTGGTCTATGTCTCGACGCTGAACAACAAGTCCGGCACCGCGTCCGACGCTGGAAGCCAATCCGAATACTTCATCCAGTCGTTGGCGATTACTGGCTCACTGTTGAACACCGACGCCGACGCCCAAGACCTCGCCGACTACCTACTGAACCCTGAGCCGGAGCCGACGTTCACCGCAATTGAGGTCGCGTTCTCACAGCTGTCCGACGCGCAACGTGACGTCGTCGCAACGATCGACATCGGCGACACCATCACGATTGAGAAATCGTTCATCAACGGCGCGTCGACGACGCAACTCGCCCAGGAACTCGCCGTAGAAGGCGTCGAACATTACATCGACACCGCCGGCGGTCATGTCGCCCGTTTATACACAAGCCCCACCACCATCGTGTACGAGCTCATCTTGGACGACGCCGTCTATGGTGTGCTCGACGCATTGAATGTTCTAGGATAAGGAGCACCTATGGCTAGCCCATTTCCATTCACCTCGGGCCAAGTCCTCACCGCGGCGCAGCTCAACAGCATCGGCGAGTGGACGGCTTACACGCCGAGCACAACCGGTTTGACGATTGGTAACGGCACGCTAACTGGCCGGTACGCACAGGTGAACGATCTGGTGTTTTTCAACGTGTCGTTTGTGATGGGTAGTACGTCTGCGGTCACGGGTAACGTCAGTTTCAGTTTGCCGGTAACACGCGTCAACACCGGTGTGGCTGGCGCAAACGGGTATTATGCGGACACAGGCACCAGTTACGACATTCCTGCTGTTTGCAACATGGGAGCAACAGCGGTGAATCTTAGAGTGATGACTGCCAACAGCACTTATGTTACGACTCAGCTGATTAGTGCGACTGTTCCGTTCACTTGGGCAAACACCGACACAATGTCGGTAGCAGGATTTTACGAGGCGGCATGATGTTCCAGTTCATCCTTGATTATCCAGACGCAACCGACGAACAGAAAATGGAACAGGTTCGTAACTGGCGAAACGCGCAACTTGCCGGCACCGACTGGACGCAGGTAGCGGACGCTCCCGTCAACGCTTCAGCGTGGGCCACCTACCGGCAACACCTGCGCGATCTGCCCGCCAACATCGACCTCGATAACCCGGTTATCCCAGACCCGCCATCATGATTATCACCAGCGAAGACGCCAAAACGGCCGCGCTCGCTTTCGTGATGAGCGTGATCGTCGTCTTCTGCTTGTGGATTGGACAGAGATGAACATCGCAAACCCGTCGAAAGCCATGATCGCCCTCGTCGCGCTGGTTTGTGTCACGCTTCTGCTGATGACCGACTCGATCTCGAACGAGGCCGGCACCGGCCTGATCGGCATGATCGCCGGTTACGCCGTCGGCAACGGCATCGCCGCGCGTCGAGGTGATGAAGTGACCCCGATCATCGGAAAGAAGTCTTGAGATATCACAGCTGGCAACGGGACACGCCACGCCACCCGTTTGACACCTGTTCGCCGAACCTGCGTCAGATCCGCAAGTACCTCGAAGAGCGCTGGGGATTCTGGAACCTTGGTTGTTATGGCCGGCGTCCGATCCGTGGCGGCACCGCTTGGTCGTCGCACGCTTTCGGTGCAGCTCAGGACTTGAGTTATCGCCGTGACGACGGCCACCCGACCGCACCATCTCGCGAATGTGTCGAGCAAGATGTCATTCCCTGGCTCATTGAGCATCATGAAGTGCTCGGCATCCAGCGCATTCATGACTATTGGGCGAAGCGTTACTGGGAAGTAGGCCGCGGCTGGATTGGCCGTCCGCCTGGAGCACAAAACGATCACCTACACATTGAGGTCACTCCTGACACTTGGACTTGGGCGTCACCGATCTCGGAGCGCATCGTGTCCGGTCCGCCGCAGACCACTCAGCCGGCACCGGTGCCTCCGTACCCTGGACAGTCAGTCCGCAAAGGATCGAAAGCCAAAGACCGCGTCAAACTGATTCAGCGTGAGCTCAAGATGCTCGGCTACAACGTCGGCCCCGTCGATGGCATCTTCGGCCCGAAGACCGACGCAGCTGTCAAAGCCTTCCAAACCGACCAAGCCCTCA